AGGGTCTACTAATAAAAACCAAACAATTATTAACTAAAATTATTTAAGATGTATGTTATGAATACAATCAAATATAATAAATTTATTTTAATTTACAAGTTATGAAATTACATAATTACCTTTTGGAACTGAACGAGTTAAAATATACTGAATTGCATACCGACTAGCATCAATCAAATGGTTGTAAGTATCAATAGGTTTTATTCCATTTATCGCCCAGGCATAATTATTAAATTCCTTAAGTAGATTCTCACCTTCTACATTTATTGTGTAATCTTGCATTAAAGCTATTCCAGAGAGTATTGAGCCTTTTCTTTTTATTGTAGGTGTTAGATTTAGACCTCTGGAAGACAATTCAGATATTAAACGAGGTTCTGAGTTATCACAAACTATTAATTCTTTGCCAGCATGACGAATACATATATCATATAAATTTGACGTGACTAATCCTTTCTTGTATAAATACTCTTTAAGCCAAATTATTTTTCTATCTTTATCTACCGCAACTTTTACAAGAGCTGAACTATCCCTAGAAAATCCCCAATCTAATCCCCAGCATTTTAAATCTATTTCATCATTAAATTTATTTACTTGCCAATCACTAAATATGACTCCTTCAGCTTTCTGTAACCAGCCACCCATAATTTGGTGCTTGAACTTCTCTGGTCTCCTGGCTTTCATATCTTCTATTTGATTTATAAAAGATTCACTTAGATTATCTTGATTATCTTTATAAGTTGTATGTATATAAGTAATATTATCTTTCATACCATTAAATCCATCAGCTATACTTCTATTCTGATAAAACCTCTGATAAATCCAATGCTCTCTAGTTGTAGGGTTTAGAATTAACAAACATCGATTTTTAACACCTTTGGCACGAATAGAATAATCTATCTTATCAAAACTTTCCTCCTCCGTAAGTTCCTCTGCTTCATCAAGCACAAAAGTATTTACTCCACTAATAGATTTAAGTTTTGCAGTCTGGTCTCCACTTGCGGTTCTTATCCCAGAGAAATATATTGAACTACCAGTAAGATTATTTATTATTTCTGTTTTTGTGATACTGAATTGATTTGCTACTCCCATCATTTCCAGCTTCTCAATAAACTCTGGTATAATACTCATACCTGCTGAGGTCATAGTGAATCTAGTAAATAGAATCCTGTTATTTTTTTCATAGGTAAGCAAAACCAAAAAAACTGTTACAGCAAAAGATTTACCAGAACCTCGACCTCCTGTTATTACAAAATATCTGCTATCGGATTCAAATAGCTTTTGATACTTCTGATTAAGACTTAGGTTTTTCACTTTCTGGAGTTATGTCTATTGTCTTTGGCTCGCTAAAATTGATTACAGGAATATCTACTTTGGTATCTATTTTTATACTTTGTTGTTCTTTCGGTCTGCCATACCTATATTCTAAAAGCCATTTCATGTGCTGAACTGAGCCTTCCTTTGCTAATTTTGCTATTTCTATCCATGCTTTTTCTTCACTACCAAACGCTTTTTTCATAGCCGATAGTGTCATATTAGCTATGTCTTTCTCTTTGGCTTTAGGAGGTCTTCCCTGTCCCCTGTATACACCTTTTACAGCTCCATTATTGGCTCTACCATCCTTTTGTTTTTCACGTGATTCTTCCTCCATTACTCAATAAAAAATGCTACATAAGTCCAAAATACAATCCCTGTTAATACTAATAATTTTATAGTCATATCATTGTTTTTTCTGATTTGAATTCGCTCATTTCTTCCAACTTCGCCCTGAGCATTAAATTTTCTTTAATTGATTCGGTATATAGTTCTCTTAGTGTTTCAACCCTAGTATCAACATCTCTAAGCCTATCTTTTACAATTAAATCCAAAGCATTGTAAGATTCAACCCAATAAAAAGGCTCTTGAGTTAACAAGACATCATCAAAAGTTCTAATTCCGTTGATTACAGTAGCATGATTTCTATTTACATAATTTCCTATTTTATGTAAAGAATGTCTTGTGTTTTCGTGACATAACTTATAATAGATAGCTCTCATGTAAATTAAATTTCTTTCTCTGCTTTCAGTATCTATATTTTGTCTAAAGTGCTTTTCTACCAATTCTTTAATTGTAGGTATTGTAGCATTACATTGTTTCTTGCTCATGTTTATATTCTTTGTCTTCGTCATGTACTATATGCCAGGCTTCTAATATCCCTTGGCAACACTCATAATGTTCGTATTCTAAATAAAAGTCTATTATTCGATTTAATTCTTCTTCACTTATCCAACCACTTCTTAAAAAGGCTAAAGCATCTCGATAACATTCTTCTTTGGGCAAATACATTCAAATAAATCCTTCTAATGTGAAATCATAAATTTCTTCTTCTTTTTCAATAAAATATTTCTTAAATCTTTTAACTGCATCCTTACAATCATACTTTGCATTTTCATATGATTTATCAGATACTTTATACATTCCAACTCTATTATCACGCTTGTCAATAGCGATAAGAGTAAAATTGTCTTTAGATATTCCAAATATTTCACAATAAATATAGCATTGAATATCGTACCTCCAGGTTTTGGCTTCCCAATAAAATCTATCAATATTACTTGTCGTTTTTAAATCTACAATATAATCGTCTCCTAAAACATCAGCCTTAGCTCTAAAAGGTATACCAAACAATACGTCAATACCAGGAACTTCCTTTTTAGTTCCCTCTAATAAACTTTTGGCTTTGGAATTATTATGGAAGGACATACCCATACCTTGAACTAACTCCACCTCTTTTCTTGTAAATACTCTAGTAGATTTACCTTGATTCTTTTCATAAGCATTTTGAAACTTAACAGTATCTCTACTTTTTACATCTACAACTATTTGATTTGCATATATCTCTGGTTCTAATATGGAACAATGGAACAGCCAACCTACATCTAAATTAACCCTAGCCTTTTCATCAAGAGGCTCAAAACTTTGTTGATAAGCTAAAGGAGAATGTAGTATCTTTTTTACTGAACTGCTAGATAAACAATTTTTACCTAGATATCCGTAGTAGAAATCATCATTAGTCATTCTGTCTAAAATCTCACTTTTGTCCCAGGAGCTTTTATCTAGTAGGCTTATTTTTTCTTCTTGCATTTTTTTGTTTTTGTGACTGTTTATATTCTTGCTCCATCCAATGCAATTCTGCTCTTTGGGAGTAGTTAAACCAGTCATCGATAAGTTGTTTTACTTTAGCCATTATAGTGTTATTGATTCTAAAATTTTAAGTATTAATTTTCTTGTTTTAAGCTCTATGAACTTTATAGGGGTAAGAAGTAGGGTTTCTATTATTGAACTTAATAATTTAAATATATAAAAAATTAACGTAAATATTATAATGCAAATAAATAAAGGTATGTTAAAAAATAGTCTAAGTAGTTTCATATTACTCAGTAAATCTATCTTTAAATATAGTTGCACAGACAGCAAACCTCTGTTCTCTATCTGGATATTCTTGTATCATCTTTGCATTATTCATACATCTACCGTTAAAGTCTTCTCTTGTTTCGTATCTTTTTGGTTTAATTAGTGGCATAAGAATTATATTTATATGTTATTATTAAATTAGCTTTTCCCTCCCAGGAGTTATTTATTATCCATTTCATAATTACTTTGTTTGATAATTTTTTTATTAAGGTTGTCAATAAATTCAACCGCATCTGATAAAGATGATTTTGCTTGTAATTTTATTCCGTCTATATAAATGTATATTTTTTTACCATATTTTGATAAAACATACTTACCATAAATCCAATAATCGTCTTGGATTTTTTTTGGTATTTTTTTCATTTTTCTTTTTATTGCTTTTTTATGCATTTCATAATTAGAATTTACATTTATCACAGTTCCAGGTCTCACCTAAGCGATTTAAATAGTATTTAAAGTCTTCTTGTTCTGGCAAAGTAACCCAATGCTTTTTATAATATACCCTGGTAACTTTACATTTTTCTAAAGGTATATCTATACTAGAATCATCAAATTCATGCTCAACTTTTAATACAATAGATTTTTCGTTATCGTGCCAAGCATTGCAAAGCCTCTCCAGAAGTAATCTTTGTCCTGTATCTATTCTCTTGAATCTTCTTTTTACTTCTATTAGTATTAGAACTTTATTATCGAACTCAAGAACACCATCTATATCAGAGGGATGTATTGAACCATTTTGCACTCCGCTAAAATCAACTACCTGTTTGACTTTATTCCTGTCCTTTATCAAGCTCATATTCGTTATATACTTTTTTAAGTTTACTTAGTATTTCATTTTGGAAGCAACTACCACAACTATAAACCTCACTTCTTGCATTAAAGACTCTGTTAAATATTTCTGTCAACTCTTTTCTTGTTTGATAGGTTATATCATTTCTCTTTTTACTAAAATATTCATTTAGATATTTGTATTCAGATTCAATGAGACATTCAACTCTATTATAAGGAAACATACGATTTAAGGTGTCCTTGCGAGTATCACATCCGCAATCCTCACCTAACAACCATTTAGCTACCTTATCGATTCCTGTCTTTTTAAATATTTTTTCTACGGTATCACCAAGACCTTTACTTTGTCTTTTTGTATTCTTGATAAAGTTTCTGTGACCTTTTTTTGATTTCTTTTTTTGCATAATTAAGTGTTTCAAATATTGAGCTTAAACTTATTTTTGTCCTTCTATTTATTTCTCTCATGGACATATTTCTATGAAAATATATTTCCCACATTTTTTTATCATACCAGTACCATTTACTTACAATATCATCTATATAATTTATAAGATTGTCAAAAGACTTTTCTTCTTCTATATTAGCTGGAGTAAATTCTTTTTCATGGCTACTGCTTAAAATGACGTGATTTTTATGACGATACAAGTGAAAGCCATCTTTATATAAATTTTTAATAGTATTGTATATGTACATCGTATTTATATTGCCATCAATTATAACTATATCTTTTTTGTCTTTTCCTGTATAACATATCTTTAAATACATCTGTTGAACTAAATCATTAGCTTCTTCTTGGGTACATCCAAGGGACTTAGCCATTTTATACCAGTCGCTATGCTTCTTTGCCAAAACATCTATTAGTCTCTGGGAACCCATAAGTGAAATGAAATGCCAATTATAAAAAACATAAATTGAAATAAATGTTCGGTTTCATTGCTTGTTTCATCACCATCAATTCTATTATTCCAATAGTTAAATCCAATCATGCAACCGTAAATAGGAAAAAATTGTAAATACATTTATAGGTCTTTTAATTCCGCTTCTATTCTTGGGTTCTCCTTATCAACCCCTCCGTACTTAATCTGTATTTTTTTTATAATAGAAGTATTATCATCTTTAATTAGATTGGCAACAACAAGTGCATCTTGAAAATATTTATCTACTACCGCTATAACATTCATTAAATCTCTATTTCTTTTATCTGGAGCATAATAAACATAATTTATACTTATCTCATTATTGTGATTTTGAGAAGTCATAAGTGGATTATAGTTATGTAAAATCTCTTTAAACAACACTTTTAATTTATTGTTAACATGATAATGCCAATTTCTATATTGATTCAAATTTAAGAAATATTTTTTCTTTCCTAAATAAAGATATATTGGAATAGTAAATTTAAACTTCTCTTTTGGCATCTATATCTGTAAAAGGTGTCGCATTATTAAAGGTGTATCTTTGGCTTTTTACGTCAAACATAATACCATGTATTTCTTGTGGCATACCAACTAACTTTTGCTTTTTTATCTTTTGACTGCCAAATATAACTGAACGGTCAGAAAAATCTAAAGCTCTATTTGGTCTCCAGATAAAACAAACATTATCAGCTTTATCACTAAAAGTACCACCACCCTTTATTCGATTTACATCTGGCTTTGTGTATCTACCGTTGTCATCTTTATGTGGTGTAACCTGGTGTGCTACTAAATGAACAGATATATTATTGTCTAAAGCAAACCTTTTTAGCTCACTCATAAACCTTGATATGTATAAATCTTCTCTTTCTCCAGAGTTCATTTTGTGTTGTATTGTATTATAGGGGTCTATTATTAAACTTCTTATACCTTTTGTCTTAACTAGAAATTTTGCCCTACTAAAAATATTATCTAAGGTAAAATGTTTTTTTGGATATATCAGAAAAAAGTGTTTCTTGACAAATGCCATAGCAGATTCATATTCCTCTAAACTCATTAAGTTATTTTTATAATATGGGTCAGCAGATTTACCTACATACATCTCAATTAAATCATTAAAAAAATCATTCATTGGCATATTCTCAGGAGAAAACACACCAAACTTCCATGAATCATAATGAGCTTTAATACATGATAATTGATTTAAAAACATAGACTTACCTTCATTTTGATAACCAGTCCAAATATTTACCTCACCACTTCTCCATGTCCAGGCTGGGTCTACCTGTTTTATGTATGTTGTAGTACCCCTTTCTTGACCATTGTGATAACCATCTAACATACTCTCTCTTACATCATCTAAAGAAAATATACCCTCTATCTTTGGATTCTGTGCTGTTTTAAGCCTCTCTCTTAAACTTTCTATACCTTCCTCTAGTAAAACCTCATTTGCATCTTTAAAAGGCTTTAAATCGACTAATAAACATTTTTCTGCACCAAACCTTCTTACAAGTTCTTTTTGCAGATTTCTACCGTTATCGTCTTCATCAGTAGCAATATATATTACTTTGGCTTGTTCAAAGACATTATAGCAGTTAGTTATACATTCTAATTTCTTATCAATAGATTTATCATTTACATTAGGTGCGCCCATATTAACCGAGGTATGAAATGGAATACCAGCAACCTCCCAGGACAAAGAATCTATTTCCCCTTCACAAATAACAATAGATTCACTATTCTTGCATTGGTCATAATTAAAAATAACTGGCTCTGCATCTTTAGATTGTGTAAAGAATTTATCTGTAATTCCTCTAGTTTTATAATTTACTATCTCATTATTAACAAAATAGGGAAACACTATATTTTTACCATCGTTAGTAGATAATATTTTGTTATTAGTTATAACCTGGTCAGTTATACCTCTTTTATTTAGATATTTTTTCCCCTTTAATGTAAGTGCTGATAATTTATTTTTTTGTGGTCTCTTATACATTTTTACGTCAAAAGTTGATTGTTTTTTTACACTACCTGTCCAGCCACATTTATGGCAATTAAAAACCCCTAGGTTTAAATTTACACTTAAACAGGGGTCTTTAAGGTTTTGCTTGCCTAATTTAAAACAATTTGGACATTTAACCTTTTGCTGTGTCGTATTGTTTCTTACCACAATACCCAAGTCTGCAAAAGATTGATTGACCATATATATAGTTATATATAATTGTTTTTATTATTAGTATACTAAGTTATATAATATATTCTGCCATTTCGGCACTTGGAGAAAGATGTATTCTTCTCTCTTTTCCATAATGTCCAGTAGACTTAGTATGTCTCTCTATATATCCTTCTGCTTCAAGTTTTGAAAGCAAACGAAATAGAGTTCTATCTGATAAATTTAAGGTTTGACAAATAGATTTGTTACTGGCATAACAATAGCCTTTCTTTTTACTAAGACCTTTAATTAGTGTTAGCAAAGCAACTTCTGTTACAGATAAGCTATTATTCATAAAACCTAAATTTATATTAATATACCTTGATTTCTTATTTGTCATAATAATAAATTTAATCCTCCCAGGGGAGACCATCTCCACCCTTAACAGAACTTTGCTGAGGAGCGTTGTTTTTTGACGTAGGCGTAAAGTCATCTTTCCACATTGTGTGAGTTTGACCATACTTAGTAGGCTCCTTTAATTTACTGACTGTAAATCTTAAATAACGCTTACCGTTATATTCAGTCATGTTTTTTTGAATTACACTTTCTTCTACGCTAAGGTTTATCAGTCCATACTGACCAGCTTCCTTACCATACCCTAAATACTCTCTTTTTTTATCACTCATAATATTAAATTTAAATTAACGTCTAAAATCTTCTGATTCGTCTTCACCAAAAACACCAAGTTCATAAAAGCCTGTAAGCTTAAGAACCGCCCTAGACATAGCTCTTTTTTCTGCCATCTCCATAACATACCAAGTATTGCAATTACCATCTCTTGATGTTTCGCCTTTTAATGCAGAGCCAAAAGTTTCTATCCTTGCTTCACCTTTATAGGCAAAAGCATGAACAACAGAAAAGTTTGTTTGTGCAATAACAGGCTTGTATTCGATTTGTATCTTTTCTATGGCTTGAATTTTGTCTATTCCTGCCCTTGTAATAATCATATAATGTTTATGTTTAAAAACATCATCTGAACTAAGCTCATACTTTTTGTAAAGCTTTGCTAATTTTTCTCTATCCATATTGTATTAGTTTAAATTTAATCAAACTTATACAAAATAAATGTAACTGCCAAATCGTGTTGTGGAATTATTTGCCTTGACCTCTGTATAACTTCTTGTAAAGCTTACTAGATTTAAGTTGGCTTTGCTTAGATTTTGCATGAATGCCTTTTCTTTTCTTCTTTGATGGTTTGTGATAATTACCAGTTAATACTTTTGCCATTTATTGATGTAATTTATTACCCATAACCTTTTCAACTCCCCTGCTACCAAAATAACCTCCAATGACTACGGATAAAAGACCACTAATTGAATCTAAGGGATAATTTAAATACCAACCTACAACATAACTAACCGAAAAGAAAACCAATGTTAAAGGTCTTACATTTTGTGCAAGCCAACCACTACGACTATCCGCTACCCATCTACGAGTCACACCATCCATTTCAGAGCGTTCTAAGCGTAGTTTTTCTAAGGCTATTTCTTTATCCTCACTACTCATCTCAGAGCCTCCTATAATAGCTTCTATAACGTTTCCTACAGGAGTATCTTGTGCAATGGCACCTACAACTTTAGGTATCTTTTGAAGTAGAAAAGAACCAACTGCTGTATCTTTAAATTTCTTTTTATTTGACATCAATTAAAGTATTACCGACCGTGCTAGTAAGTCCAGATAACGTCTGGGGATTTGGTTTGGTCACTATCTGTATGTACGAAGGTTTTTGCAATGCCAAGTCTATTAAATCCTGCTTCTTGTAGTGCTGTAATAATAATCCATCTATCCCTTGAGTTTGAATATGCGATGTCGACTGCTTTTCCCACAAGATGGCTCGAATCCGATTTTCCTCCAACCTTTTTATTGTGTTCTTTTGTTCTGTATCCTGAATTAATTTTAAAGGGTATATTGGCGATTTCACGTGCAATGTCGAGCATTTGTAAAAAATCATTATCCATGTTAAGACCACTACTAGGCAGGTCAGGCGAATCAAACTCATCTATTGTGAAATTTTTAAGATTCATTACTACATTCGTTTTTACATCCACACTTTCCGCTTTTGCAGTCATCGTGGTCTAACGTAGATTTAAGCAGCAATCTATCTATTGTGTCATCTTGTACTTTGATAAGCATATTCTCAAGCATATCTTTTGAAGCAACTAGCATATCAATTTTAGTTTCTAAGTTGCTTATCTTTTTCTTTGCAGCATCTAAGTCATCAGGATTTCTACCTGTAATAGAAGCGATAACCATTGCGATTGATGCGGCAATCATTCCAATGAGGGTATTTACTATCTGTGCGTTTTCTTGAGGAATTTGATATTTAGATAGATATAACAATATTAAAACAACTAAGAAGAATACTAAAAGGCTTCCTGCAAAATGTCTTATATCTTTTGCTACTCCATTGGTCGGTAGTTTCATTTTTTTAGTGCTTTATATATTTGTATAATTGTAAAAGTTAGCGTAGCACCCATTACAAGCATTTGTAAAAACCCATTAATATCACTCACACTAAAAGCCAAAGCAAATATGTTTGCCGAGTAAAGTCCATATATCTTCAAATCATCCATATCATTTAATTGCTAAAAAAATATAACTGCCGCCGCTAGCGTTCCAATCATTAACAGTATTTAAAAACTGAAAGCCATTAGTAAGAAAGTTTATATTATAAGCGGTATTTGTATATTCTTGGTCAGCTTTGTCAGCTTGCAAAATTGTGTTCCTTGGATTGTCCGCATTTCTTTTATTATCAAATATATTCCAGGCACCTGATGAATCTGTTCTTTTAATCATTATCCAAGCAGGTTCAAATCCATCGGTGCCGCTGGCTGTTCCATCCGATGTAGTGTAGATAATTGGACCTGGATTATTTCCTGTGCCATTATAATTTGAGATTCGTTGATAACCTGCAACGCTGTGGAAACAAAGACCTAAAAAACTTTTTCCTGTGTTAAGACCTACACCTGAATTTAAAGTGTAAACTGAGGATGTTGGTGCTGTATTACCGAAAAAAGCTGAACCTGTAACTGCAGCAGCATTCCCGTTAAGGGTTAAATATGCACTTGCTCCAGTTGTAGCTGTGTAAGTTATCCAACTCCCAACTTCATCAGTTGTTTTGTAAATTACAAGTTCAGGTGTAGAAGATAATCCGTGACCAACTGTAAAAGTACCACTACTTGATGGTGCTGTACCTTTTGAAATACTAAATCCAGCAGCAGTATTTGCACTTACAGAACTTGTAATACTTCCATCATTATTTTGAACTGCCGCACCGCCACCTTTCCAAACCCAGCCAACATAAGAATTATTACTTGCATTAACGTATGGGCTACTCCCAACAAAAAAACCATTATTTTCAAAACTTCTAAAATATATACCACCAGCAGCATCAGGTGTATTTGTTAAATTTGGATAAAGATGGAATAACCCCCTTACACTATCTAACAGCATATGGTCGTACGCTACATCTCTATTTTTTAGCCAAACCATACCACCATTAGTTTCTAAGTCCATACCTACATTAGAAACAAATTGATTAGCACTAGTACCTTCCCACAATACAGTTTTAAAATTACTTGTATCTGTTTCAGGCTTTTCTTCGGCAAGTTTTAAAACATTTGCAGCACTTAAAGTAGAAGCAAATATTCTTACTTGGTCTATATAACCATTAAAATAAGTTGAAAGTGAACCGCCCATATTTCTACCACCAATGCTAAATCCCGAGGTATATGAGGTTGTGTTAATTCCGCCAGAGGGTACAGTCCCTGTTCCAACAAGGACACCATTTAAATATAAATTTACAGTATTTCCACTTGATAACCCAGCGGTAGTAATAACAGCGTGAAACCAATTTCCTGTATTTACTGCTGTCGAAGGATTTGTAGTATAACCTTCCGCACTTCCACTACCAAAACTAGTAATTACATTTCCACTATTTGTAAATAGATTAAGTCCTGCTGCAGCAACTCCATTTGTTCCTCCCATAGTAATTATAGATTGGAAACCAGATGATGTAGTCTTAAACCAAGCAGACAAACTAAACCCTCCACTCAATGTCGGTTGTGGTATTGAAATAATACTATTACTCCCATTAAACAC